AATTGGGAAGATTATTATAAATTCATATCTAAATCAAGAGTGTTACTATGTTCATCTAAAGAAGAAACATTTGGATATCAAATTATGGACGCTATTACTAATGGATGTGTTCCACTTGCACCCTATAAATTTTCATATCCAGAATTACTCTGTAGAGAATATTTATATAAAAGTGAAAATGAATTACAATATAAACTTAATTTTTATTTATTATATAAAGGAAATGTAGATATTCCAAAATTATTAAATCAAGATCTAATCGATAATTTTTATAAAAATTTAATTGAGGAGATGATATGAGAAAATGTTTCCAATTATATCTTTAATAATGATTTAATTTTTAATTTATTAATTTTTCTGTTTCTTTTGTTAATTCTTCTTTTTATTTTTTTCCATTCTCCAGTACGCCTATTAAGATAGCCTCTTTTACGCCATCTGCTGGTTAGTTCATATTCGGCTCCACCTTTTAATTTGTCTTTGTGTCCCATCGCCATAAGAAATTCCTCCGAGTTCAAAATTTATTTGTCTTAACATATTTATAAAAGGAGTAAACATGCCATTCAAGACTTTTATGAATTGGATGTTTGATGAAAATATAAATAATCCAATTCCAGAACCAAATCCAGAATATGGGATTCCTGATATTCTAAAATACAATAGCCCTATTACTCATACATATTTAATTAGTTTATTTATCAAATGCGGCAAATTAAATTTTTATTTAAATAAATACATGAATAATATTAATCTGAGATATATAGATAAAAAAGAATTGATGTTTTATATAAAGAACTGTGTAATTAAAAATAAAATTAAAAGACACCAATTACATTATTTTATTTGTACGAGAAAACACAAACTTTTTGATATATTTAGAGAAAAATTACCTTATTTAAAAGATGATGATATTTCACTATTATGCAAACAAATTGACGAGTCACATGAAAAAGAGTCAATATATAAATCGATGGAGATCAAAAAACCAAAAAAACAAAAAATTAAAAAAATAAAGAAAAAAGAAAAAATATATCTGAAAGATTTCGTTCGAGATAATTTTTCAATTATTGAAGTGGAGGAGGATTAATAAATTTAACCATCCTCCACTTCTTGCCACAATCAATTATAGTTAGATAAATATTACTTCAGTAGTCCTGATTTCTCAAGGGCATTTTTAACATCATCAGGCATAGCCTTGAGATTCAAAACTGGATTTATTGGTATCGTCCCCAGACCTTCACATCGTGCGCATGTAACAAACGATTTAACTTTCCCTGTCGATACAAGTTGTTTTCGACGATTACCCTTTCCATCACAACCTGGACATTTGATAGGATCTCCATTAATTCTCCCAGTTCCTTTACATTGTTCACATTTATTATCGGAATCATATCCTGAACCACTACATGCTCCGCATTTGATATTTTTCCGGTCATGGATAAAATGACCGGTCCCATTACACGTTCTGCATGGGGATTTCGGAATATAGTAATATATATTCTTATTTCCTTCTTCGTCTGCTTCAACTACCCTAAAAGTTTTATTTCTATTTTCCTCGATGAATTTTTTTCCTATAGTGTCTATCTTGATTTTGGCAAAATGTCCATATTTAGAGACAGTTCTATCACTGGCTCCCCCTATCATAATTTCGTTTCTAATTCTTAAAATCTCATCCAACTTGAGTCCACTACATCTATTACATAGACTTGTTTTTATTCCTGATCCATTGCATGGCAGTGCATTTCTAGAGCTGTTTCCTACACATGGATCGATTTCTATTTTAGTCTCCATGATAACATGGAAACCTTTTCCACCACAGGAAGAACAATGTATTTTCCATTGGGGATGTTTAATCCCTCCAAGATATTTAGTTCCAATTTCTAATTGGCTTAAAATAATGGCCGCGAGGAGTTTGTTTTTCTCCTCAATACTGATTGATCCTACCACTAATGATTTTAATATTAATTCCATATGACTGTCTGATAATTCTTTATTTGGAACTAAAGAAAGACCAGACCTGTCCATAAATGATCGAATGTGTGCGGGATTGGCCGGAGTAATAGTTGATACCTGTGAGTTGTGGTTTAATGAATTCATTGGTAAATCCTCCATAATGAGTGATTAATAAATTAATTATAGACAATTAAATAATCAGATAAATCATAAAATTTCTTTGAAACAAATATTTTAATACCTATTTTATTCCTACAACATTGACATAATCTCCTATAAAAAGGTTAATGGTTTCGAAATTATTCATCTATTAATATATATAATTAAATGAAGTTTAATACAAATATTAAACTTTTATAAATTCAGGCCATTTCTTATTAAATGTTTTAATAACCTTATCAATTACAGATAGATTTAGTAATTCATCTAATGGTCTTTTATGTATTAAACAATCTCTAACCTCAGATGCTGATACTTTTGGTGTTGTCCCATCAAAACGATTTAACAAATACACTTCTCTATTATCTTTAATAAAGAAACTAACGTCTTCTTCACATCCTCCAAAATAATAAGTTATATCATGTGATGTTGTACATGAAGAAAAGAGAATATCATCTAAGGCTGTTAGCCATTCATCACAATTATGATAGTCAGGTAGACCAACAACTGTAATATCTGGAAAAATAGTTTTAAGAAAATTTCTTCGTTCTTTGTATGAAAAGAAATTTCTAATTGAAATAGAAGCATTTGAACTTCCAATTATAACTAAACAATTTTTTATTCCACAAACCTCGATCATTTTTTTAATTACAATTTCATGACCGATATGGATTGGACACAATCTTCCTAAAAATACACCATTCATTTTATCCCCTTTTGAAAAATCAGATTTATAACTATTCAATTATTAATATATATAGATAATATTCTAAATCAAAGTACTGGGTTAATTTTTTTTGTACATCTAACATAATATAAAGAGAAGAACTATAACATTTTTAAAAGGAGTCGTATTTGATCAATATAAAGAAATCTAAATTTTCTGATTGTATGTCTTGTGAACTTTTATCGGCACCAAGTTGTATTTTAGAAACAAATTGTGAAGATGATATGAGGTTAGTTGATATTATCATATGTGCAGAGAACCCAGGTAAAGATGAAGTTCGAGAAGGACGACCACTGATTGGAAAATCTGGAAAAACCTTCAGAAAATATTTTGATAAATATTTGAAAAATAATTGTAATTATCTTATTACAAATGTTGTTCTGTGTCAAACGCTTGATAAAGAAGGCAAAACAACAAATCCAGACGATAAAACAATTCAAAATTGTCGAGGAAATTTATTAAATATTATAGATATGTGTCAACCAAAATTAATATTGACAATGGGTGCCTCTCCCTTAAAAGCCTTTGATTTTAAAAAATTCAAAATAACAGATATTAGAGGAAAATTATTAAAATGGAAAGATTATGATTTACTACCAACCCTTCATCCATCTTACGTAAATAGAAATAAATACATACCAATCGTTGAAGAAAATTTTGAATCTGATTTTGTTAAGGCTGGTAAATTGCTTGGTGTTATTGAATCACAGGAAGAAGAAAATTATTCAAATCAAAATATTCCAAAAGGAATTCAATACTATAATATCCCATCAGAATACTATACTGATAAATATAGATTAGTTGACGTTCAATATTCAAATATAAAAAGTAAGGTTTTATATATATTTAGAGATCAAAATAATGAAAAAAAATATTATTGGACAGACAATAATTATTATTGTTATCAAACAGACAAGAAAACAGATAATAGACTAATTGTTCCATATTCAGATTTGAATCAGGTCAATGTCGAATATAAAGAGCGGACAAGATTAGAATCCAAAATTACATATGAAGGCGATCTTCATATTGACAATAAACATATCATTGATTATTCCATTAAAAATAAAGAAGATGCTCCAGATAAAGATTTAAATATTTTTTATTTTGATATTGAAACTGACACTGGTGGTTCGAAAGAATTTCCAAACGCAACTGAGGCTAAATATCCGGTATGTCTTATCACGTCAAGATATCATGGACAGACAATAACATATGTATTGAATAATGGAACGGAGATTAATGAGAGAAAAGATATCATAATAAAATCTTTCGAATCAGAAAAAGAAATGTTTTCTGAATTTTTTTCCGATCTTCATAAAGCCAATCCAGATATTGTTACTGGTTGGAATATAATAAACTTTGATCTCTGTTATATTTTTAATAGACTTCCAAAATTGGAGTTAGACCAAAAAATTATGTCGCCATTTGAAGATGTGTATATTGATGGACCAAAAGAATACGCATCAATTGTTGGATATATCATTGTTGATATGTGTGAATTATACAAGGGATTTCAATTAATTAAAAGAGAAAATAATAAATTGGGTACAATCGCCTTGGTCGAACTCGGTGAGACAAAACTTCAATTGGAAGAAAGTTATTCAACAATATATCAAAATGATTTGAATAAATATATTGATTATAATATTGTCGATGTTGAATTACTTGAAAGGATTGAGAAAAAGACTAATTATTTAAAACTATTAAACGAATTAAGAAAAATATGTAGTGGAACATTTCGTGGGTGTAGAAAGACATTTGGTCGTTTGGATTGTCTAATGATAAAATATCTAAAAGAAAAAGGATTGGCATCGAGGAATTCTTTAGATAAAGATAAAGAGGAATTTCCAGGAGCATATGTGAAAGATCCAATCGTTGGGTTACACAATTGGATCGTTGATTTTGATTTTACATCTCTATATCCAAGTCTTATCCTAACATATAATATCGGTGTTAATACATTCTTTATGAAATTTGAAGATATGACATACGGATATGATTTTACGTACGATATAGATAGTCTTCCAGATAAATTCAATATGATTGTAGACCCACTGTTTAAAAGTGAAAAAATTGAATATACAAAAGAACAATTATTAAAAGAATTTAAAGAGAAGAATTTAGTATGTACGGTCAACGGGTGCTTTTTTAAACCACATGATAAAGAATTATCTTTTTATAGTGAAGTATTGGACTATTTATTGAGTTCTAGAAAAGTATTTAAAAATAAAATGTTTGAGGCTAAGAGGGATAAAGATTCAGAAAATACAGAGTTTTTTGACATTAGACAAAAGACATTTAAAATATTGGCAAATGCGTTATATGGGGTTTTAGGACAAAATATCTTTAGATTTTTTAATATAGATTTGGCATCATCTATTACGCTATCAGGTCAAGAATCGATAAAAAATTCTATATTAAATGCTGATAAATTTATAGGGAATATCAAGAAAAAGAACGATGAAATTAAGGTGATAGATGTTCCAAAAAAATATATGTACAGTGATGAAATGAATATAGA